GGGTTTAAACCAAGTTCTCGCACCCCTTCCCGTCCGTAGTCACGACAATTCGCACCCCTGTCCGTCCGTAGTCAAACCAAGTTCTCGCACCCCTGCCCGTCCGTAGTCACGCCAATTCGCACCCCTGTCCGTCCGTAGTCAAACCAAGTTCTCGCACCCCTGTCCGTCCGTAGTCACGCCAATTCGCACCCCTGTCCGTCCGTAGTCACGCCAATTCGCACCCCTTCCCGTCCGTAGTCACGACAATTCGCACCCCTTCCCGTCCGTAGTCAAACCAAGTTCTCGCACCCCTGCCCGTCCGTAGTCACGCCAATCCGCACCTCTCCGCATAATCCCAACACAACTACAAATAAGCTATTGCCAACCATAGCCACACGTGTTAACATAGTGCCCAGCAAAGGAGGTGAACACAAATGCCCAGAACAAGCCAAATCACGCGGAGTATTACCACTACGGCTTGCATTGGTCAGCACGTAAATCAGTATGGTGAGTTTGAAGATTTTTGCGATGTAACTACCTTCCCCACCACTGAGGAAAAGGCCAGTAAATACTTCCGCCGAAAGTACAATGACCAGTCCATCACTATTAACAAGGTAGAGCAGGAAACTCACGTGTACTACATGAGTGTTGAAGAATTCATTGCTTGCGCGCACGAACGAGTAAAGGAGAACTAAAAATGGAAAACGAAATCATGGCAACTGAGAACGTAACCGCCCCGTCTATCATCGCTAAGCCCGTCATGGCTCTGACCTTCGATACCACCACGGGTGAAGGCAAGAAGCGCCTTTTTAACGCGCTGAATACTGCCGAATCTTTGAATGATGCCGACATTAAGCAGCTCACTTTGTGCGGTATCATCGTGCAGCCCACGGAGCGCATGGACCAGGCAACCGGTGAAGTCGTGATGTGTGAAGGCACCACGTTTATTACCGAGCAGCACGCTTACTTTAGCCAGTCTGACGGTATCGCCCGTTGTGCCAAGAACTTGATTATGGCCTATGGTTCCGATTTTGCCGCTGAGCCTATCACTATTGAGTTTACCGAGCGCAAACTTGGCGGCGGGCGCAAGTTGAAGCAGTTTATCGTTCTTTAATCTTCCGGCTCCTTGTAAAGCCGTGTGATAGCATGAGGGGGCTGTAAAGTCCCCCTCTTTTTTGTTTAGGTGGTGCAAAATGGCCTATGACGTTAGCCGTGTGCAGAAACGTGCACGAGACAAGGAATATAGGCTGCGTAAGCAAGGCGCAAGCCGTGAATCTATTGCAGATGTTTCTCCGCGTAAATCATGGGCGGAAATCAAAGCAATGTCCCCGGTGCAGCAACAGGCCTATGCAAAGCGGCTTGACACATGGAACCGCAAGGCACGTTATACGGGCGTTAGCAGCGGAAATGTCATACCCACTAAGCTAATTGACCAGGCTAAAAGGCTGCAGCGCGAGCGCAACCAGTTTATAGCAACTGAGCGTAAGCGCATTGCGAGCATTGCGCCTGGTGAATGGAAAGCCGCCTACACACCGCGCGAAGGAATTTTGGGCAAGGGCCAGGGCATTTTAGGCCTGCTTGCCCCTATTGATGTAGAGAAGATGACCCTGCCATCATCTGTGGAGGTGGCGAAGCGCCGCATTAAGCGCTTTGAGGAGCGCAACAAGCATAAGTTTAGTTGGTATCGCAAGCGCCAGCGCGAAGCCATGGAAAAGATTCTGTGGAAGCTAGATGAATATGAACTTGCCGAGGTTGTGCGCAACCTTGATAATGATGCGTTCGACTTGCTATCAACTGTTTACGCGTCATGGGATACGCTCGAATTTTCATACTCCCCCAAGGGTGGAGCAATTGACGGTGAAGGCCCGTTGGGCACTTTTCGTGGGTATGTGGAGCGTGCCCAGGCTGTCACCAAAGGTAAATCTATCATTGAAGTGCAAAAGAATATGGCACGCTATAGTAGCCGTCGCGCGAAGCGTGGTCGCGAACGTGCTAAAGCCTCTCAGGGGCTGTAATGAGCTGGGCGGTTTCGGCCGACTTTGAGACAACAACGGACCCTAACGATTGCCGCGTATGGGCTTGGGCTGTTGCGCTCATTGATGACCCTGAGCAGGTCTATTATGGCAATTCCCTACAAACGTTCATGAATTGGCTATCCCGTGGCGATGTGCATACGGCGTGGTTTCACAATCTTGCTTTTGACGGAAAGTTTATATTGGATTATCTCATGCGCTGCGGTTATACCCATGCTGATAATCCGGGGCGGGGCCAATTCGCTACGCTTATTTCCAACAAAGGCAAGTTTTATCAAATCGAAGTATGTTTCGCTAATGGCACCCGCGTTATCTTTCAGGATTCGCTCAAAGTGTTTCCGATGACCGTTAAACGTATAGCTGAAACATTTAAGCTACCAGAGCAAAAGGGCGATTTGGACTATCGCAAATACCGTGAACCTGGGCACAAAATAACCGAGGAGGAACTGTATTACATCAGCCATGACGTGCAGATTGTGGCCCGAGCTTTGCAGCAGAACTTCGCTCAGGGCCTTGAGAAAATGACCATTGGCGCCAACGCCATGGCGTTTTTTAAGCAGCAGTTTGGAAAAAAGGCGTTTAAAACCTACTTCCCCACCCTGTCGCTTGAAGCGGATAGCGATATTCGCAAGGCCTACCGAGGGGGCTTTACTTATGTGGAGCCTAAATATGCAGGAGTGGAAATCGGCGAAGGTATCTCGGTTGATTATAATTCGATGTATCCAAGTGTCATGAAAAAGTACCCTTACCCTTGCGGAGCTCCGGTTATCTTCGAAGGCCGGTATGAATATGATTCGGCCTATCCACTTTATGTGCAGCGAATGGTTGTGGAATTTAGCTTAAAGCCCGAAGGTGTGCCGATGCTACAGCTTAAGAATAAAGGCTTTTACGGTAACCATGAGTATGTGCGTGAAACCGTGGCACCGGTCGAAATCACGGTTACGTCTGTTGACTGGGAAATCATGCAGCGCATGTATGACGTTGACGTGCTTATGTACGCTGGTGGCTATAAGTTCGCAGCGCGAAAAGGGCTTTTTGACGAGTACATAGACTATTGGGGCCATGTTAAAGAGACATCAACCGGCGGATTGCGTCAGCTTGCGAAGCTGATGCTTAACAATCTGTATGGCAAGTTTGCAACGAACCCGGATGTAACCGGCAAGGTACCCGTATATGACACAGAAGATGGCATTGTGCGCTACGTGCTCGGCGAAGAAGAAACACGTGCACCCGTCTACATCCCCGTCGGCGTGTTTTGCACTGCGTATGCGCGGCGCGAATTGCTGTTCGCGATTTTGGATAATCGTGAACGTTTCGTGTATTGCGATACGGATTCGCTGCATTTGCTCGGTACCGAGCCGCCTGCCAATATCCCCATCCATGATAAGGAGCTGTGCCATTGGAAGGTGGAGGGCACCTTTAGCCGGGCCAAACACTTACGCGCCAAGGCGTACGTGTGGGATTTAAATGGCAAGTTTTCAGTCACGTGCGCAGGCATGCCGGATGATGTTAAGGCGCTTGTCAATTGGGATAACTTCGAGTATGGCTTTAGCAACGCCTTTACCGACAAGGACGGAAACACCAAGATTTGCCCGCTGTTTGCGAAACTTATGCCAAAAACCGTCCCCGGTGGCGTGGTGCTGCTTGACAGCGTGTATCAACTACACGCATAATAACAACGTCCGGTGCAGCGCGTTTCGCCACACGTGGATAGGGGCGTGTAAATGCAACCCTAACTCGGTACGCGCCTAGCTGGCAGGCTTCCCATGGTGTGCGCTGTGAGCTGGATGATCCCCTGAAACCCCGACCGTATAACGGTGCGGGGTTTCGTGATATTATGAACCTGTCCCTACAACGAATGGAGGTGCTCATGGACGAGGAGCAGGCGCGCGAAACCGAAGCCGAGGAAACGCGTGAAGAGCAAAGCGGTGGCACTGCCGAGGAGCAAACCGCGGCCGAACAGCAGCAGGAAGTGGAGGAGCACGATTGGGGCGCGATGGCGGCTCGTATCGACGCTCTGGAACAGCAGGTGCAAGGTTTGGCTGCGGCGATGGCTACCATTTCGGCTGCTGCTGAGGACGAGGACGGTAAGCCGGACGATGATATGCCCGATGAGGAATACGGTGCGGCTATCGATTTGGATGATGAGGACCTGGCCGGTATGCTCGGCCTTTAAGGAGTGAACATGGCTAAAAGCAAGATTACCAATGAGGAGGGGCGTTTGACCCTCACCAACGCGCAGATTTTGGACACGGTGCGAAAGTATGCGCCTAAGGATTACCAGCAGCGAATCCCTGCAACTACGCAGGGCAGCGTGGCCGAAACCCTGCGTGCCATGAATCACTACGCGCCGTCCTGGGATGTGTTCTGGAACGTGTTTCTGGCCCGTATCGGGCGTGTCCAGATTAATGATCGCATGAATTTTACCAATCCCCTGGCAAAGCTTAAGCGCCCCGCCCTGCGTTATGGGCGAACCATCCAGGAGGTGCAGGCTAATCTGATCAAGGCACGTGCTTATGACGCGCAGGCTGAAAATGTGTTTGGCCGCGAGGGCCGCGAGCCTGATATTCATCAGATTTTCCACACCGAAAACCGCCGCGATAAGTACGTTATCAACATCCCTATGGAGGATGTGCTGCGCGGTTCTTTTATCGAGGGAGAATCCATTTCGGCGTTCTTCAATTCGCTGACCGCCGCCCCGATTGCATCGGCGAACAATGACGAATACCTGTTGATGCGCAGCCTGTTGGAGACGTTCGACAACCTTTGGGGCTTTTGGAACATTCAGGTGCCCGACCTCCACAACAAGACGCTCACGCATGAGGAGGAAGTGCAGGCAGGCGTTAAGCTCATTGAGGCCATGCGTGCAACCTATAACAAAATGAAGTATTTCCGAACGGAATACTCCCCCGAGGGTCGCAACAAGGGCCTTGCTACGCGCTCCAATCGACTGATTGCAATCATTGATTCGGACGTGGAAGCCGCGCTCAAGGTTGCTGTCAACGCATACGCCTTTAATGAGGATAACCAGCGCCTTATTGCTGACGAGGTTATTGTCTTGGACGAGCTGCCCATCGCCGGTTGCCAGGCGATTTTGCTCGACGAGGAGTGGTTTCAGGTTGCCGACACGCTTCAGGTCACTGCAACCGCGCCCATGAACCCCGACAATCTTTCGTACAACACCTTCATGCATATCTGGCAGGTGCTCAGCTATTCGCTGTTCCTCGGCTCCGTTATGTTTAGCACCCGCCCCGATTCGGAGATTGCCGCGCTGCCCGCAACGTACACGGGTGTTACCCTTGCCGATGCAGACGGCGGCACGTCTAAGACCATCCAGCCCGGCGACGCGGTGCAGCTTATCGCCAAGGTGGAGGGCACGAACGGCCCGAATCAGGCCGTCGTGTATGAGATTAAGGCGTTTAACGGTCGTGGCGCGGGCGCTACGCTGCCAGCTGAGATGTACATTGATAGCAACGGCGTGTTTCATTCGGGCAACTGCCACGGCATTGATAAGGTTGTCGTTTCCGCGACCTCCGTTGCCGACGGCCAGTATCAGGCTGTGTACACCTTTACCATCGCCGGTGCAACTTATGCAACCGATGTTGAGGGTGCTGCGGTAACGGTCAAGGTCGGTGCGAACGCCACGAGCGCGCTTAGCTGGACCCCGGCCGATGCAACCGATAAGAGCTATGAGGCCTACAGCGCTGATGATTCTGTCGCCACGGTTGCCGAGGTGACAGACGATGTGCTCACGGTTTCCGGCGTTTCGGTCGGTGAAACCGCTATCATCCTGGTGGCAAAGGGCGGTGACCCGGCTGCGCCTAACGTCACTGCCAAGGTGACCGTCACGGTTACGGCCTAATCGCTTAACCCTGTTATAATGGGGCGCGTAATGCGCCCCATTTTGTTTGTTAAGGAGTAATCATGCTCGAAGCGCCACAAAAGCTAACCCCCAACACATGGCCGGTTGGCACAGAGGTAACGTTAATGCAGGTGCCGTGGGATGCTAATTATCGTGATATCATCATCTGGGATGATGTGCAGCAACGTAACGCCTATCTTGATGCGCAGGCCCTTAGCGGCACCGGGTGGCGGTCAAAGCGTTTTTCGTATTGCCGGCCAAACGAACCAATCAGCGTGCCCGTGCCCTATTCGGCAGCGTACAAATATAACTATGTCGTGGTGCAAAATCCCATGCAGCCCGTGGACGGTGAGGAGCAGCCGTTAAAGCTGTGCTATTTTATCTTGTCCACCGATTATGTTGCGCCTGGTACAACGCAATTAACGTTGCAGCTCGACGTTATCCAGACCTATCAGTTCGGCGTGTGCCTGGGTAACATGTTCGTGGAGCGCGGGCATATGGGCGTGTCCAATGCCGTATTTAAAAACGGCGTGCAAAATCTGCAGGGTCAATATCTGCGCAAATATCTAAATGTGCCCGAGGGGTTGGATGTTGGCGATTCGTACGTGATGGCGAATCACGAATGGTACCCGCTTACGGATGCATCGACTTTTGATATAGGTAAAATCATCATCATCAGCAGTGCAGACCTAGTTGCTGACCCCGGCACAATCGATAACCCGAATCTTAACGTTGCGGATGGTCAGAACGCGGACGGCATCCCGTCCGGCTGCAATGTGTACTCCATGGATTTGCCCACATTTAAAGCTGCGCTCAACGCCATGAAGGAAAAAAGCTGGGTGGCGCAATGCATCCAGTCGGTATCTACCTTCCCGGCCCGCTTGTTGTCGGCTGGAACGGACGTGCAGCTTTTCGGCAACTCCGGTATCACGATGCAATTTTTGGGTGAAACCGATACGCTTGAATTGCCGCTCAAAACCTACGCAACCACGGGCAACATCTATCAACAGTTATCAAACGGCGTGCCGGATGGCTACCATGACCTTTATAAGGCCTACACCTACCCTTATTCGGTTATCGAGTTGACCGCATACAACGGCAATTCGGTGTTCGTTAAGCCCGAACTCGTGTATGGCAATACGCTTGCGCTTACCGTCATAGGCTGCGCCGTGGCCCCATTCGCGCGTATCGGCGTTTTTCCAACCAATTACGGTCAGGCGTTTGAAGGTGGCCAGCCGGTCAACTACAATCAGTACACGTGGCATGGCTTCGACGGTTCGGACCACACCGGCGTTATCCCCAGCGGCGATTTTTTGGATTCTTGCTTATGGTTGGCTGACTTTCCGCAATTTTCGATCGTCAATAGCAATTACATCACCTATCTGGCGTCAACGGCGCACACTCGCGCGTATCAGTATGAGAGTGCCGGTTGGCAAAATGCCAAAAGCAATGCCGCGTCCGACCTGGCCTATACGCAGGCCATGAACCAAACGGCGCTCAATGAGGCCAACCGTTATGACCAGGGGCCAATCGGGGCACCGCAGATTGCCAATTATGCGGGACAGGCCATGGGCGCGATTGAAAGCGGCTTGAATCGCCTTACCGGACAGGGCGCTGTTAGCTCTAACGAGGTGACGCTGGCCGGCGCCGTTAATTACCTGGCACAGCGCCAAACGGGCAATCTTGCCTTTAACGCAACCCAAGATTTATCACGTCAGGTCGCGGGCCAAAACCTTGACTATGCAAAGTACGCCGCGCGAGGTGATTATGCGAATCAAATCGCAGCAATCAATGCCACGGTGCAGGATGCCGCATTGCAAGCCCCGTCCACGGTCGGCCAGATGGGCGGCCAGGGTTTTATGTGGAAAAACGGCCTTGTCGGTTTCGCCGTCAACTACAAAACGGCTGGCGGTGCAGCCATGCGCACGGTCTGCGATTTTTGGGCTAGATACGGCTATAAGATTCAGCGGTTTTACAACTTCGGAAACGCGAAGATGAGCGCGCTGAAAGTCATGAATCATTTCAGCTATTGGAAGGTATCCGAGACTTATATCACCTGTGCAAAAGCCAATGAAGCCGAGAAGGACGCTATCCGCGGCGTGCTCGAAAAGGGTGTGACCGTATGGGGCAACCCCTCTGAGATCGGCAACATCGCACCGGTTGTAAACGCCCCGCTGTATAATATCGAATACTAAGTAAGGAGGATGCATGGAACCTTGGATGCTAGACCCAACCGAGTTCACGCCGCTTAACGTGTCTATGTTCGGCAAGCGCTATGTCAAGCGTTGGCAGGCCAGCGTAAAGCAATATCGCACCTATGACTATTGGCGCCAACTGTTTTGGACGGCTGCAATCAGCCGCTTTGAGTGGGAGGGATTGCCCGACGGTATCGATTCGCGATATCTGGAAACGCTGCTATGCGGCTATGGTTCGTTCGCCGCGACGAAACGCTCCACCCGTGGCGTGCTAACGTATTGGTGCGGCCGCATGAACCCCGTTGGTAACCTGGACCTTTATCGCAATCCCAACACCATTGATGTTTACACGCCCAACGGCCAGCGCCAGCGCCGTCATTGCAATTGGTGGTTTAAGCACGCCGGCAATCAGTACGGCACCAAAACCGTTGTCATGCCAGCCGATGCCGTCATATGCTGGGACAACCTCACGCGTTTCCCCGTGTTGCAGCTTATCGACCGGCAGGCTCAGCGCCTGGCCGACATGGACACAACGGTAGACCAGCACGTTCGCGCAATGCGCGTGCCGTACGTTATCAGCGTTGACGAATATGGCAAAAAGCAGGCCCAGGACATGTATAACCGCATCGATTCCGGCCAGCCTGCAATCTACATGAATCCTTCCGGCATGCAGAACATGAGCGTGCAGGTCCTGCAGACCATGAACAAAGCGGCGTACGCAGGTAGCGACATCTTAAATGATGAGCTTAAAATCGTGTCTGCCGTGTATACGATGCTTGGAATCGACAACAATGCCGCCGCAGAGAAAAAGGAGCGGGTGCAGACCGCCGAGACCCTGGCGAACAACGAGCAATTCATGATTCAGCGCAACAGTTTCTTAAAGCCGCGTCAAGAATTCTGCGAACGAATCAATGATATGTACGGCTGGGATTGCTCCGTTAAATGGAGCGTGCCGCACATGCCTGCCGAATCTGAGGCACAAGATATGTATAGCAGCAGCCCGGACTTGCTGGGTTACGGGGACGCTGCGGAGGATGGTAGCGATGCTGACCTTTAACAACAATGATTTTGCCACGCTTGACGAGCATAAGTACACCTTGCGCGATGTGGTGGAAGCACTCGGCTATGATTGGGGCATGCAGGATTATCCGATTTTCGACGAGCAATACCGTGAAAAACTGAACCGCGCGATTTACAATCATTTTTGCTTTCGCAAAATCGCAAGCGAAACCCCGGCTATGTTCATCTTTTACCTTAATCGTCGCATGAACGAGCAAATGCCGAACATCAACCCCGTCTATGAGCTGGTGCGACGGGAGAATTTCGACCCGCTGGCAACCACGCAAGGTAAAACCAATTCGGCCACCCAGGGCAAAAACAGCAATCAAAGCGTAGCCACAGCATCGAGCACGCCGCAGGTGTTTTTGGATAATCCGGATGGAGAGCAGTATCTAACAGGTGTAACCAAGCAAACCGACAACGGCAATCAGGACGGCACGGCAACAACAACGTACAGCTCCATTTCCGGTGTGGGCAATGCCGTGTATGATATGATGGCGTCAAGTTTCATGGCAACGGACAACATCGTGTTTAATCTTTTGGAGCCGTTGTTTATGCAAACATGGGATGATATGCCGATGTAGTAAGGAGGTATGAGGATGCAAAGCAAACAGGATTATGAGTATGCGCGCGTGCAGCTGGACAGCATGCGGCTGTGTTTCGAGATTGACGCGAAACACGCCATGATGGACAACGACATTGACGCGTACTATATCCTTAACCCGCTTAGTCAAGAAATCAGCACGTGCATCCGCCGCGTTGACGCGCTTATCAAGCTGATTGACGAGCGTGGCAAAATCGAGCCGAAAGTAGATGATACAAATGGGGATGTTTAGCCCGTACGGGTTTCGAGCGCTCGAAAACCAAAACGCCGCCGATACTCAGGCAGCCAACGTGGCCCCCACCATGCCAGGCTATAGCGGGTTTGATAGCAAAAGTTTCGCGGAAATGCGAACGCCAGAGGACCAAATCCATTGGCTGTATCTTTATGCCACTGCCCTTGAAATGGGCACCATAAACGCCGAGCAGGCGCAAGCGCTGATAGATGCAGCAACCGCCACGCTAAAGGCATACGTGGATGCTCAGGACAAGGCGATATCCGCTGACGTGATGCAGCGTTACAACTACCTGCTCGGGCTTATCCAGCAGCTTACAGAGTTTCCAGGGACCGTGCCTGACCCGACATGGGGAACCAACCGCTCCATTAAAATCGTGGTTGATAGGGTCTATGATTTCAACCGCCCGTTCTCGGTGACAGCCAAGGATTATGACGCCATGGGATACACGGCAAAAGCGTATGATTCAAAAGGCATCACGGCACGTGAGTTTGATGTGACGTTCGCTGCGCAGACCTATAACGACTGGGTAGCAAAGGGGAAGGGCTATGATATGGCTGGAAAAGCAGTAAGCTATCGATTCATGAATGTGCTTGCCAAAATCCGTTAGCATGAACGCTGATACGGTTAAACAGCCTGTTTTCGGCACAGCAAATGAGCAGATGCACGGAAACGTCAAGTTTGTCCATGACAACACGTAAGGAGTAAACATGTCCGCAACAAACGAAACCGATAACTACAAACTTCCGTTGTTTACCGACAACGACCAGCCCACGTGGCTAGGAGACTTCAACGGCGCGATGGGCAAAATCGACTCTGATATGAACACCATCGGGGCTAATGCATCTACTGCATTGTCCGCGGCAAACAACGCTGTTAACCGAGTGGCAAAGGTGGAGACCGCCATGGTCAACGTGCAAACCACGGCTAACAGTGCTTATGCGCTTGCGCAGACAAACGAGGGCAATATCAGCGCGCTTGAGGGCAAGGTGGACGAGCTCGACCAGCTCAAATCAAAGTTCCCCGTCCATAGCGCCGATATCGCTACGGCGGCGGTAACCGCCGAGAAGCTCGATGCTACGGCCATCGCCGCCATGTGGAAAAGCCAGCGCGTGTATCGTTTCGATTCTGCAGACGCAACCGCTGACAACACGGGCATGACCGGCCCGGCCAATTACAAGTGCACCGGATTTTACCTGGCAGATTTGGAACTGCTTATCATCACCGCCGGGCATTTGGAGTTGGGCACGCCAAAAGGCGCTACTATCACGCTGCCGAGCTATGTGCCTGTTGCCCCGCGCGATATTCGCGTCCAACTCGGTTGCCTAGAATGGAACTCCGGAGACTATTTTCACAGCTGGGATGCCGTGTTGATTAAGAGCGGCACACGCGAACTTGCATTCGAGGGCCGTAATGGGTTCGCCTCCGACCAAACCGACGTTATCGGCACGCTCGTGTTCTTTGTCGGTACCGGGACGAGCGGCGACACAAGCGCCGTTGCGTACGCCAATGCAAACGGGACGTTTGCGCTATGATTCAGCTGCTGCACATATCCGATACTCACGCGTTCGCGGAGGGCGCTAGAGACGCCGTGGCGTTATCGCAGCGACTGGGCATACCGCTTGTCCATACAGGTGATATGGTACAGGACTATTATGGCCAGGATATCACGTATGCATATCCTGGTGCCATGCTGTTCTGCCTCGGCAACCACGACGTTTGGACCAAGACTCTACCGAGGCAGTATACCGAGCAGTCAAAGCTTTACGCCACCTATTACGCGCCTTACGCGTCTGGCCGCAACTGCGTGCAGACCGCGCCCGATACGTGGTGGTATAAAGATATCGGGGGCGTACGCTTGATAAGCCTTGATTGTCTGTGTGATGGCAGCGTTATGGCGCGTCAGCTTACATGGCTCGAAAACGTTATCGCCGAATGTGAGTGGTGCGTTGTCTTGTCACACATGGCACCTCGTAGCTTGCAACCCCATGCATGTTGCATGACATGTTCTGCGTACTACAGCACCACGTTTGTAAGCCCGGAAAACCAGGGCCAGATGCCATACACGCCTGGACTTAAGCAGCTCTATGACGCGCTGCTGCCGCATAAAGACAAGATACTGCTTGAACTGTGTGGACATGAACATTCTGATTGCATCGGCATGGCACCAGATTGGCTCGTATCTGTTGTAGGCAGCACGCTTATAGATAGCTATAACAACGTGTATCGCTCTGCCGACACCGTGCAAAACCGCTGCGTTGCCAACCTGGTGCGTATCGCTCCCGGCGACTTTTGCGCAATCTATCGCCTAGGCGCTATCGGACGCACCAACGGAGAACGCGGCCGCATGGTTGTCTATGATTACAAAACCAAGAGATTTAGCACGATGGTGAGTCGTTAATGCTTAACTTCCTAGACACTTCAAACTGGCAGGGTAGCTATACCCCCGCCCTTACCGGGGCCGATGCGGTTATCGTAAAGGCGACCGAAGGGTCAGGATTCGTTGACCCGTACTGTGATTCGATTATCCAACAAGCCATTGCAGCTGGCATGCCATGGGGGTTTTACCACTTCGCGGGAAGCGGCGATGCAACAAGCGAAGCCGCGTTTTACCTTGATAATTGCCGTAACTATTTCGGCCAGGGTATCCCAGTCCTAGACTGGGAGGCTAACCAGTCGGTTGATTGGGTTAATGCGTTCGTGGACTACGTGCACGAGCAAACGGGCGTGTGGCCCTGGATTTACGCCAACCCGTGGCGGTTTAACCAGGGCGGCGTTAACCCCAACTGTGCCCGCTGGGTTGCATCCTACCCGGATGTTGCCAGCCCGACATGGAGCCAAGCACAAGGGTGGGATTGCCCCGCAGCTGACGGTAACGTGGTAGCGTGGCAGTTCTGCTCAGACGGTGCCGTTAACGGCATTGCCGGTAATGTCGACCTTGATTTGTTTTATGGTGCTAAGCAGCACTGGCAAGCCTATGCCAGAGGTGACAACGGACCTGATAACAGCGGTAATGATGTTAGGCCTAATCCTGATGGCATGGCAGTCCTAGAAAATAGCACCTACAAAGTAACGATTGAAAGGAAATAATATGAGCTGGCACATTGCGGCAATCGTAACAGCGTTTATTGCGATGGACATTGTCACCGGAATCATGCAAGCGGTTGCAAACAAAAACCTGGATTCAACCAAAATGCGTGCTGGCATGTGGCATAAGTGCGGCTTTATCATGGTTATCATTCTGGCAGCTCTCGTGGAATGGGCTATGCAGTTTATCGACCTGGGGTTTACTCTGCCATTGTTCGTGCCCGTGTGCGTTTTCATCGTCTTAACCGAGATTGTTTCGATTTTCGAAAACGTGTGCAAGCTTTCCCCGGAGTTGGCAAATTCCAAACTTGCGAAGCTGTTTAACGTTGATGTAAAATAATCCTGCCACGGGTTCCCGCATACAGCCCTAGGCACCACTCTAAACCCCGCGTGAACAAGGCACGCGGGGTTTACTTTATAAGGAGGTAGTATGACACCAGAGCAATGCGCAGCCCTTTTTATTTGCGTGTCTATTATCGTTGGTTTCCTTTGGGGTGATGACGAATAATGGCATGGACTAAAGAACAGCAGCAGTTTTGCGAGTACACCATATGCACGGTTGAATCCAATTGCGATTATGCAGCGGTCAACATGAACGACCCTATCACGCTGGGAATCGGGCAGTTTTACGCATATAACGCAGCAGCGCTCATGGAGCGGCTGCGCGATAACGCAAGCGCAAGCTATGACAAACTTTCAACGCGCCTTAAAGACGCGGTGGCTAATCATCCTTGCGATGCCGATGCGACATGGTGGACCGGGTTTTACCTTTACCAAGATGATGCGGATTCCTGGGTAAACTCAGCCCAGGACAAGGAGAACCACGCCGTGCAGGACCAGTTTTTTCTTGATTGGGTTTTCGGTAGCGGTGGCGCATTCGACACCCTGGCCGGTTGGGGCATGTCAACTGACAACGTAAAGCAGACCATTTTCATGCTCTCCGTTTACCACCAGGCACCGGCAAGCGCTAATCAAATCCTTGCGAACATCGGTGGCGGACGAAGCCTTGACGAATACCTAAACGCAACGCTTAACACGTGGCCGGTGTCGGGATACTCCAACCGTTACAACCGCGTGTATCAGCTGCTCAATGATTGGGACGGCACGAGCGCCCCGCCCGATTTCGGGCAGTCCGATTTTACCCCGGGCACCAACCCCGACACCAATGGGCAAACCAAATCGAGCATTAGCCGCCTTGAGCAGGCGGGAAATGACTTAATCGTGTACGGAGCCATGGGACAGGGCACACGCCTAGTGTGCCACAACACCGGTAACGGCGTTTGGTTGCCGGTTCGAAACGCAACCGCGCCGACCTATCCGGGCACGAGCGGCGGTGGAGACGGCGGCGGCGGCAGTGATGAGTTCGAAGCCATGCGAGCAATCTGGGAGCAAAACGAGGGTGCGTTTAATTACGCCCAGGCGGCGGGCCGGTTGGAGCCGGACGTTAGCGGCTTTACCGATTGCAGCGCCTGCATTTGGTGGGCCGCAAACAAAGCGACCAATGGCAAGTATAATTGGCTCGGCACGTCAACATGGACAATGCGCGATACGGCAACTAAAATATGTGACGGGATTCAGCGCGATTTGATGCAGCCTGGTGACCTGATTTTGATGACCAACCCCGAACATGTTGGTTGGTACTGGGGTAACGGCGTTGCATGGGGCGCAGGCGCCGCACCGTGCCCCAAGGTTGAAGCCGACCCCGTGGAAAATTATTACTCATGGGGTAGCAATTTAGAGATTTACCGGTTTATAGGCCAGTAAGGAGTTTAACAATGAGTGGTATTCCGAAATGGGCGCGGTGGGACCCCAGCGCTTTGATGGGTGCACGGTGCCCCGTGCGATTGTGCACGGGCCCGCGAAGCCTGGGAAAAACATACGCCATGAAAAAGGTTGGTATCAAGCGGTTTTTGACAAAAGGCGAAACCTGGGCGTATGTACGTTATTACGATACGATGATTGATCGCATTTTGCGAAGCCCGGAGGGGTTTCTGTCTGATATCGAGCGTAATAACGAGTTCCCTGGGCAGCGGTTCCAAATGAACGGGCGCATGATGCAGACCGCATATCAGGCTCAAAAGGACAGCGGAAACATCAAATGGAAGCCGAAGTGGCAAAACCTGGGCCAGATGTATGCGCTTACCTCGTTCGATTCATTAAAGGGTGCCACCACGGCGAACAACACACTCATGGTTCTGGACGAGTTTATCAAGGAAAAGCGCGTGCCCCCATATCCAAGCGGTTGCGTTGACATGCTCATGAACATGTGGGAAACGTTCGACCGCCGAGAGGACCGGGTTATCTTGGTTGGTTTGGCGAACAATGCCGACCTTGTCAATCCACTGTTCCAAGCGTGGGGCATAACACCCATTCCCAGAGGAAGCAGCCGCTATTTTAAGGTGGGCGATTCAGCAGTGTACTACGAAAACGCCTTTAACGCTAAATTCGAGCAGTATTCGGCCACCTCGAATATCGGTGCGTTCACCGCAGGTAGCGATTATGCAGAGTATGCACAGCAAAGCGAATTTGCCAACATGACGGGCCAGTTCGTCAAGCCGCGCACTAAAGGGTGCGAGTGCATCATCGCGCTTAAATTTAGGGGTATTCCCTTTGCCATTTGGCAAGATATGCACACCGGCGCTGTTTACATTGACCGCAAGCCCCCGGAGGGTAAACAGGTTGTTGTATTGACGCGACATGATATGTCGCCTGATACGATGCTGATTGAGCGGAACGCCCCGCTTATCAAATTCGCTGTTCGTTCATATAGCCATGGTGATTGCTATTTCGATTCGGACGCGACACGTGAGATGTGGCTGGACATGCTAACCATGTGTGGGTTGAGATAGTAAAAGGCCCTCCGACTTAGAGGGCCTTTTGATTAGAGCAATCGCGTAATGGCGCGTATGCTTTCGTTAAAACTTAACGATACCTCCCGCGCAGCACGAATAAGGCCAAGCAACATATAATCCTCCCGTTCATCAATCACCGAATTGTGCTCAAGATAGCTGCACAAGGTTCCTAACTCGTCCTGGACCTTTGAAAGCAGCCTGGCAAACTCAATATTATCCATTTTCATTCCTTCCAGGCCCTGCCATTGTTAGCAGGCGCTTCATTGTGGGGTTACGTTCTTTTTCCGGCCTGCACGATTACTGTTCGTCAAAACAAGTTGTCACTACATCCCGCATAATACGCATAACCGCCGCTAGTGCAGCATCCTCACACCTATCAAGGGCATCATAGCCGAAGTCCCAACAGATAATCGTTGGCCTTCCCTGACCATGCTCATAAACGCAGAAACCATATACATTCATGTACGTCCCAACTGAATACAACTCACAATTATAGCCATCAAGTTCCAAATCACGCTCAACACGTTTAAGCATGTTCATTCCTTCCTCCTGCCAGTGCAAGTATATGATTCATTCTAACGGTTACGTTCTTCTTTCCGGCCTGCACGAAAAACACGCTGTCATGCACGTCTGTCACAACACCTTGGCAAACCTCATACCAACGGGCGTATTTGGTGTGTTTTGGGGTTATCCACCAAATGGCCCTGCCTATGCAATCTTGCGATTCCAAGTGCCACAAATAGCAGACCAATCTAAATTCGTGGATTAGCTTTTGCCACAACGCGGCACGTTCCTGCGGCTTTTTGGCTTTAAGGAATTTGTTGCGATACTTGGCAATTAAGCAATCCACATCGTCTCGTGGGATTAGCGGGTACAGCATTTCTACACCTCCCAAAGTGGGTAGCCCGTGCGTAAGGCGCTAAAGTAGGATTCGCAAGTGTTTATCATGTCATACCCGTGAAACTTGTTGGTAAAATACTCACCGTTTACGCCCTTGCACTCAAGCCAAAAGTTGTTGCCGCTCTTCCAGGCTTGCACGTAGCCGATTCTGCCAGCGCAGAAAAACACATCAGGTATAAACGCTTGCAAGTACTTTATTTCCTTGCGAAGTATTTCATTTTCAAGCAATTCTTTCTCAGGGTCACCCATTGTCATGCCTATTCTCCCCACATAAGACCAAGCATTTTAAACTCGCAGAACATTGTTTCACACTCTTCTCCTTACAGATACAGTGTTACGTTCAATAGTGCCCCTATTACAACCATGGCAACCGATAACAGGCTGGGGTCCTTCCCAAACGCCGCGGCGCCTGCTATTGCCAAGATAAGGCCGATGAAGGCGACTAAAGGTGCGTATTGGTGGTACATGATGTCCCTTTCTATTCGGGTTCAGCGACAAAGTGACGAACATAGTCAACACCGACAATGTGCCACGCGCTGCCACACTCCTCATCAAGTTCAGGTATGTGACAATACGTATATATGGCACTTACGTAGGTATCCCCCTTCCAAAATGCAGTAGCAAGCTGGACAGTAGCGTCCTCACTAATGTGCACATGCCGCAGTAAATAATGCAGTGCATCAGCGGGTTTGTATGCGTAACAATCCGTGTGCCTAGCTTTACCGTTCTCGATGATTCTAGCGCTGTAATACTTGCTCATGGTTACTCCTAACTCGTGCTATCGTTCATATGCTCCCACGCCCCGGGAATTTCGGTTCTTTAATAATTTGCAGGTCATAATTGATTCCCTTCTGTTTGGTTTGTTACTTATGCCTATAAGTATAAGGCTTTGTGACTATGTGCACAAGCCTTATTTTCCGTAATTATGATGGGATTGTGAATCATAGTTATACACATGTTCCACAGATGGAGCACGCGGGGAGGCCTGGTTTAATCTCTGTCTCTTATACACATCTGACGCTGCCGACGATACTCCTTGTGTAGATCTCGGTG